CAAAAAGGTTAAGTATATAAGAAGTGCAATAATAACATAGATAAATGATTTACTCGCAACTATTTGGTCTTTAGCAGAAAGTTCCATTTGTTGAACTTCATCTACTTTTTTATCTATTTCTTCAATATCATGTTGTAGTATTTTTTGATCTTTTCCGTTTGCTTTTTCTTTTTCAGCCATAATCTATTTTCCTCTCCCAGCTTGGTTCAACTTTTTAGTTATTTGTTGTTGAAACCATTTCAATACAATAGGTATACTTACATTAGATGTCAATCCAAAAAGATAACCTATGGGATAACGATAACTTTCATAGGCCGCAAGTTGTGGAACATTTGTAAATACAATAGAAACCAACAAATATCCAGTTGCTGACATTCCCATATTGATAATCAAATCAAGTAAAATCAACCATCCATGACCGCTATACTTGTCCTTATTATCCTGTCTGTAATTAAATAGAAATATCCAAAAAGATGAAAAGAGGACTAACCCCAGCATCATCAATTCAGAAGTATTAAATATATCAATCATTTTGTTTTGTCTCTTTTTTGACCAATTTTAATAAGTCGGCAGTACTACCAACGAATAATGCATTAGTCACGTTTTGTGCTTTTGTGACCTCCTGTCGTTCTCCATCATTTTCTATGATTTGTTTTTTGCGATGAAGTTCCATTAATTTTTCTTGTGTATCAGTCATGTTCTTTAGAAGTTGACCAAACACTTCAAACGCTCTTGGTGATTCTTCTGCTTTCGCAATCTCCAAAAGTTCATCCATGGCATCTCTACCACGTTCTATAATATGATACATATTTTCACGAGCATATCGAAAATCTGTATCTTTTTCTTCCCCATCTATTGTGGCAGGGAGAACTTCTGAAGTATTTAAAACCTCAGCCTCTGTATAATATTCTTTGTTATGTTCAACAAGTTCAAGATGTTTTTCAATCCTGTTCTCGACCACTTTATCAACATTTTTCATTAACTATCTGTTTCTGCTACTGGATCGTATGTTTTCCCTTGTGGAAAGAACTCAAAAGTTTCACTAAATCCAAAATCTTCATCTGTTAAAGCACCAGTAGATGTTGGTTCAACAGTTGTTCTACTAACTGTTTGTCCAGCAGAAGAGGCCTCTTCTGATACTTCCGATAACATTCGTATTCGTGTTGCATCATCTATTTCATGTTTATTTAAAATCATATAATTCTGTGAGTATGGTGTACTATCCTCTGCAACAATATATATCGGATCTGCAGCGGTTGCGGCAGACATAAGGTGTGTATCTACAACTGAAGAAGTAATAACTTTTGCATTATCTGTAACAGATGGATATAAAAACCCTTTCATCAAAAAAGAAAGTGTCCAAATAATAGACCGTCTAGTTGCAAAATCCCCCTCATAACTGTCTTCACTTGTAACAGAGTTCAATACCAAAGGAATGTCCATTTTAACAGTCATGCCAGAAATCAAAGTCATTGTTACTGTGAAATCTGGTGTAAAAAATGGAAGGATCTGTTCTAGGATTTGTGTTCCATCTTCTGCATTCTTTACAAACACATAAAGGGAGAAATCCCAATTATACGGTACTGGATTGTATTGTTTCTTGAGTCCAGTTGTTCCTTTTTTAACATTCCGGCCCATCGTATTGAGTTTCCTCACACCATCATAAGTCATGGAGGTCAACTCAAATCCCATTCGTGGAACAGTAAGTGCTACTTTTGGGTTTAGACTTGGATCTTGACTGATCCTAACCAACATCTTGTCTTTTGGCCCATAAGAAAGAGGAATTTTGATAATTTCGGTTACTGCATCACTACTATCAGTTCTACGAACTTCAATATTGTTAAATAACGAACCAAATGCAACCACCATCTTTCTTGAGGTCTGGTGATAAAAATATGTTCCAAACATTACGGATTATCTCCAAATGGATTTCCTTCAGTAAAATCAAATACTGAATCTGCATCTATTTCAAACTGTTTAGAACTACTTACTTTATCGGATGTACCAGCATCAATTGTTGATAAAGTTTCTGTAGTTTCATCGGTTGTAATCTTAGTTGCATAGGTTCCAGTAGCCAGACTTGTTGCACCAGTGATGATTTCTGTCAACGTAAATGTGCCAGTCATATTGATGAGATACAAGTAACTTGTTGCGGAATCCCATCGTGCAACTTCACCAGTAACGGCAGAAGTTCCACCTGTGACTGTTTCTCCTACAGTAAACGTACCAGAAATACTTGACAATTCAAATGTACGAACAAAAGATTGTTGTCGTTCAACTTGATAAATTGTATCTATTCCAGTATCAAGTGCTTCATCGGAATAAGTAAAGAGTTCACAAGTCAAGTCAAATGTTGGGAGTGCGCCCGCCTGATAGAAGGGCAGTTCGTGTTCAACAAACATGATTTGGAAGAGTTTGCTGGTCAAACCAAAATAGATAAGATCGCCCTCTTTTGGTCGAGTCCCTATATCCAAACCTTCCCATGCTCGTCTTGCAAGTGAGAATATGATTTGATCACGTACTTCCAGACCAAATTTAGAAACGAGATCTCCTTCACCTTCAAAACCATCAACGGACTTGATGAACATCTCCACCGAATATGCATCTTTATATTCGGAAATAGAATCCTCGCCAAGAATCGTATCTTCATTGACAAGGGTTCTAGGAATGTAATTTACATCATAACCAGTTACTTTAATTGATTCGGTGACAATCGAATGTAAAAGTTCTTGGTCATTTTTCGCATCAAAGTTGCGGAAATATGAATTTGTAGCCATTCGATTATCCTACATAAAAGTTGTCAGGCGACTGATATTTCAGTTGCAATTCCTCGTCAAGTCGTTCTAGTTCTGTATTTCCATCATCATATATTTGTCTTCCATTCAAAGTTGCACCCCCCGGCAAAGACATTCCTTCAAACTTAATTAGATTTTGCCCCCATTGTTTCTTAAATAATGCAATCGTATATTTTTTCAAAAAAATATCATTGTATATTTCTGAATAAGTTGCACCATCAATCTTTTTGTAACATTGAACAATTATCCAATCACCAATATCTACTGCATTATCCCAATCCATATCCAGATGAAGTTTATCTGTCATCCGATTGAACCTCATTTGTCGTGATGTTCCACTTGAAAACATTTGATTCAAAAGAGAAAGATTCTGTTTAGTGGATGCAAAATAGGCTAGTCCTCCGGCACCCTGAAGAACACTTGGAAGTTCATTTAGATTAAACTGATATTCAACCGAAAACATGTCGTTTGAAGAAAGGGCCCGACTGATTGGCAAAACATCTTGTATTCCAATAATTGTATCATCAATTGTTAAATATCGTGTATCTGCATTTCCAAATACAACGGCTGTTGCTTGTGTTGCATGGACTGTTCCAGTTGCACTAGAACTTGAACCTGTTACTGTTTCTCCTGCAACAAATGTAGCACCAGAAGTATTTGCGGCCCGAAGCCCATTTCCATCTTTGTGTTCTTTGAATTTCAGAACGGTAGTACTTGTTACTTCATGTGTTTTTGCAGTTGCATTTGATGTTCCGCCCGTGATTGTTTCTTCTGTCTGAAATGTTCCAGTAGATGCACTTGCAAAAGTCAATGTACTTGCAGTCACTTGTTCTGGTAAATAATGTAATTCCGTTCCATCAAAATGATACTCTTGAAACATTTGGATCGCCTCGTCAATCATATCATTCATTTGTTCATCTGCAAGATTGATATCAATGACCGGCTTACCTAATTTTCTCAGTGCATATTCTTTCAGTTCTGTAGTTGATGCTGGTTGTGTTGATGACATAGTTTCATTTATCCGTTGTTGATTTAGGCAGATGCTTCGACTGTAATGAGTCCTTCTGCGAGTCGTTCTTTAATTACACCACCACTCTGTGTATATGTAAGACTATAGTAGTATTTTCCCTCTACAAGTTCTGCTGTTTGAGTTGCAGTCAACGAAAAGGTACAGTTTGCACCAGTAAGAGAAGTTGTAAATGATTGGGGTTCGATTGTTATATTATCCCCTATATCACCTCCGCTCCCATCTGTACTGTTGAGCAATAACTCTCCACCAATAGAATCTTCTAATTTGAGGATAGGTGAATAAGAGAAATTCTTGACCATTCCGCCCGCAACCGTACCAGAAGAGATCGTTACAGCGACAGAAGCCGAACTTTCTGCGCCTATTGTTTTCTCA